CGCCTGCGTTGTCGTCGTCGCCCCGCGCGCCTATACCTGCACGCACACCGGCGCGTTGAACCAGATCACCGATCCCGATTTTCCCGGCGCCACGTCGGTCTGCCATGTCGATGGCTACTTCGCCTTTTCCGCGCTCGGCGACACCACGCAGTGGTTTATCTCCCGGCTACTTGATCCATCCAGCTTCGATGCGTTGGACTTCGTGTTTTCCGATGCCATGCCGAACGTGATCAGGCGGGTCGTTTCCCATCGGGAACAGGTCTGGACGATCGGCGAAAACGGCTTCGAGGTCTGGTACAACGCCGGATCGTCTGGGTTGGAAACGACGCCGGGCGTCTCGTTTTTTCCGTTCCGGCGCATGGCGGGCGGCGTGGTTCCGGTCGGCACCGGCTCGCCGTTGTCGGTCTGCAAGGCGCTTGATTCATTATTTTGGGTGGGCATCGATGGGGTCGTTTACCGATCGAACGGCTACACACCGAAACGGATATCCACCCATGCCATAGAGGCCATCATCGGGAACAGCGCGGTCAGCCTCGACGCGGTGGCGCACGCTTACCGCGGGCACTGGTTCTACTGCCTGACGACGCTGGATCATCGAACGCTGGCCTACGACGTTGGCATCGACAAATGGCACGAGCGATCGACCAGCACGGACGGGAACGCGCCTTGGGCGGCCTGGATGGCGGCGACCGATAACAACTCGCTGCACCTGTTCGGCGATCGTGTCTCGGGGCAACTCTACACGCTCGGGATGCAGGCGGCCGACGCGGGCGTGACCGTCATCAGGCAGGCGGTGCTGCCGCCGCTGTGGGCGAAGACGCGGCGGGCGTTTTGCGCGCGGGTGGAGGTCGAGATGGAGGTGGGCGGCGCGAGCGTCGCGGGGCCGGTCACGCTGGACTGGTCGGACGATGGCTCGCGGACGTGGAAAACGGCGCGGACTTTGGCGACCGGGGCAACCGGCGAGACACGAAAAAGGGTGTTCACGACGCGACTTGGTTCGTTCAGGCAACGCACGTTCAGGATTACATCCCATGGGCTCACGCGCCTCTACGCCGCCGACGCGGACATCGCGCCCGGTGAATCCTAATGGCGCTGCAACCGCCATTCTTCGATCCGCCGATCGCGGACTATCCATCCGGCCAGCAGCACTCGCAGGCGTGGACCGAGTATCACCAGTCCGTCGCCGATCAACTCGCCTCGACCGCCGCGACCATCGCCGCGAACAAGGGCGTCACGGACGGGTCCGATGCGGTGGCGGGGCAGATCGGCGAGTATCTGACCGCGAGCGGCGGTAGCGTTGGCTTGTCCTCCGGCACGATCGCCAACATCGTGACGCTGGCGCTGACGCCCGGCGACTGGGACGTGGAGGGCAACGTGGTGTTTAATCCGACCGGCGCGGTCACGTTCGTGGCGGCGAGCGTCAATGTCGTCTCAGCCACGTTCGGCGCGCACTCGACGGCGAACGCGGGCACGCTGGGCACGGCGTTGCAACACCGGATCGGCACGGGCGGCTCGACGCGGGTGGTTAGCGATGCCCCGTTGACGGCGTATCTGGTGGCGCAATGCCTGTTCAGCACGGGCGCGATGGACGCGACGGGAATGCTGTGGGCGAGGCGCGTGCGGTGAGCCGGTTCGTGCAATTGGCCTCGGGCGTTGACGTTGTTCCGGTCATGCTGGAACTGGCCCGCGCCGATCACCTGTGGGACAAGAACCCGGAGCGGCGGCTGTATCCTGGCACACCCCACGCGGCCATGACGGACATCACCGTCAGATACATGCCCGAGGCGGATATCACGATGGAGACGCGTGGGGCCGAGCACCGCAACGTGTTCTGGCCCGCGTGGCACGCTCTGCCGTCGCTGCGGCCGATGGTGTTCGCGCTGATGACGCGGGTGCAGGCGGTGGAACTGGGCAGCATATTGCTGACAAAATTGCCCCCCGGGGCGGGCATCGAACCACATTCTGACGCGGGTAACTGGGCTCCCACTTATTACAACACCAAGGCACACATAACGCTCGCCGGGTCCGCTTTGGTTCGTTGCGAGGATGATGCGGTCGTCATGCGGCAAGGCGACATCTGGACGTTCAATAATTTGCTGACCCATTCGGTGGAGTGCATTGGCGAGGATGACCGGATCTGTTGCATAGTTAGCATGAGGGCGGAATGAAACGCGCGGAGAACCAGCCAGTCAGATCAAATCTCGGACAACGTCAGTTGCCTATGGTCCGTAAATGTCCCGAAGCGTCTACGCTGCGCGGCGCTTTGTTTGGCACGTGTCTCCAGCGAGACCGTCTTTCCCCGATGAGCGGCGCCTATTTTAGCACGGGTTTCAGCCGACTTTTTAAGACCACGCCGAGACGCTGCCGCTTTGGCGACCTGGATCGGGTTTGCGGGTATGCCTTTCTTGGCTCGACTAATTTTTTCTTTGGTCTCCTGAGTATGTTGCCGTGTGAAGCCCTTCATTTTGGCTACGCGTTCGGGAGAAAGCTTCCGACCTTTGGTGGAGGCAGAAATCTTCTGGCGCGTCTCTAATGAGACCACTTTACCACAATTCGCGGCGGCGAGTTTTGCTCGCCATTCGGGGGTTATGATGCGTCCTTTATTGGTCGCGCCAAGTTTGTCCTTGACCGACTGGGGCATGGACCTGCCGGTGTTCGCATTTATCAGAGCCGCGCGATGTTCTGGGGTTAGCTTACGACCACGGTTGCATGCCCCCAGTTTCTCTCGCGTGGCGTCGCTTATTACTCGCCCATACGTGCTGTGGGCAAACGGTAGTGTGTTAAGGCCGATTGCAGGATTGCATGGCGTTAATTCGTCAAGCCAGAACTGTTCGCGATCCAGGAGGGTGTTTTGAGACGGGTCAACCATTTCCAGTATTTTGAAAGTAATCGAGGCTTCCCCGTCTTTATTCCAAAGCGCCTGCAATTTGCGGGAGTGGTGCTTTCGATGCCTGAGCCCATAACGATGCACTCTCCAACGACTGCTAACGTCAACAGCCGCTCCCACGTAGATCAGACCACTGGGGATATGGGTAATGCAATATACGCCGGGACCGCGTAGGGTGGTGTCAGCCATTATCTGCTCCTTGCCGAGCTGTTATGGTCAGGGCCAACGTCACGTTCGACGCGCGGCGTTGGCCCGTCTTCAAGTATCATTGCCGGGGTGCTGAAGCAATGAAAAGGGCACCAAATCAGCCAGTCTCAATAGAAATCAAGCTTACCGATGACCTGTTTGTCAAAACAGCGGTTGTGGCTGATGCGGGGACAATTATACCAACCCACCAACATCGGTGGGATCACATCACGCTGCTCGCTTATGGCTCCATGCGCGTGTGGGCTGATGATGAGGACCTAGGCGAGTTCACGGGGCCTGTTGGCATTTTGATCCGCGCTGGCGCGAAACATACTTTTTTGACGACTTCTCCCGGTGTTGTTTTCGCTTGCATCCACGCGCTGCACGGCACGGATGGCATCGAGATAGACGAGATGCATCAACTGATGGAGGACTGACATGCCTTGGGGCCCCGCGATAGCAGCCGGAGCAGGTTTGGTCGGGTCGGTGTTGTCATCCAACGCCGCCTCGAGTTCGGCCGACAAAGCCAACGATACGCAGCGGCGGGCATTGGAGGTATCGCGCGCCGACCTTGAACCCTGGCGCACGGCTGGCCAGACCGCACTGCCGCGGATGCAGGACGCGGCTGGGTTGAATGGCCAGGAAGGTTACGACGCGGCGATGAAGGCGTTCCACACGTCGCCCGGCTATCAGTTCCAACTCGACCAGGGCTTGCGCGCGGTTGACGCGGGCGCGGCGGCGAACTCGTTCGGGCGCAGCGGAGCCGTGCTGAAGGCGGAACAGGCGTTCGGTAGCGGCCTCGCCGATCAGTCGTTCAAAGATTATTACAATCGCCTTTTTGATCTGAGCAAACTCGGCGAGAGCGCTGCATCAGGACAGGCGTCGGCGTCGCAGGCCACCGGCACTGGCATCGCGCAGACCGATCTCTCCGAAGGCAGCGCGCAGACCTCGATCTACTCCAACGCGGCGAAGGGGATCGGGAACACGGCGAACAATTACATGAATAACCGGCTGTATCAGGAGCGATACGGCCTCGGCGGGGGCTCCGACCCGTCATGGGCGTCGCTCAACAGGACCAACCCAACGAACGCGCCGAACACATGGTCGTCGCAGCCCGATAGCTACTACCTACCCGGCGGTGCCGGGTATCAGATCTGAGGTAGCGCGCCATGCCACAGTTCACCCAATGGAACGTTCCGGACCCGTTTCCGAACATCCTGTACAATCCAGCGGCGGTGGATGCCGCGATCGCCAAGACGCAATCGGAACTCGGCAACCTCGATATCAATCGGCAGGAGTTGCAACTCCGGCAGGATGCGGCGGCGCGGGATGTGGCATTTGGCGACTATCTGAAGCAGAGCCTTCCCACGGACGGCGCGACGGGAACGCCCGGCACTGGCGCATCGGTTGGCCCTCTGCCTGACGCGGGACCAGACCAATCGCGCGACGCGGCGGGGCAGGCGTCTTACAACTTCTGGGTCGGCAAGGGCCTCGCACCGCATCAGGCGGCTGGCATGGCGGCGCAGGAAGTCGCGGAGTCGGGCGGGCGCGCTCACGTCGTGGGTGACGGCGGTCAGGCATTCGGTCTCTATCAGCACCACCCAGACCGGCGCGCGCTGATTCTGGCGAAGGCCGGCATCGACATGAATAAGCCCGATGCCAACACCCAGCGCGAAGGCGCTTACTGGGAACTGATGAACGCCGAGCACGGGGCGCGTCAGCGGCTCTTCGCGTCGAAAGACGCGGATGAGGCTGGCCGGGCGGCGACCGAGTTCGAGCGTCCCGATTCCAAACGCCGCCACATCATTGACGCCGAACGCGGGCGGGACGCGCGCCGGATTTTCATGCTGGCCAATCCGAACGGCGCGGTTTCCGTGGCCACGGCGACGGTCGATCCCCGCGCGGGGCCGCGTGCGGGCCTTACCCCGCCGCCCGCCATGGCGACCGTCGCACCGCCGACAGCGCCGGGCGTTAATCCGAACGCAGAGGTGCAGATCCCGCCCGCGACGATAACCGGGCAGGCTGACGACCCGAACACGGCGGCTGTGAAACAAGCCTCGGCGGCGCTGCTCAACATGCCGGAGCCCGACGCGGCGGCGGCTTATCCGACAGTCGTCCGTGAGCTTCAGGCGCGCGGCTTCGCGATGAACGCGCCGCCCACATATCCCGGCCACGCGGCGCTTCAGGCGCTGGTTGGCGGAGGTGATGCGGCAGCGCCCGCCGTTGCCCAGACCAAGACCGCGATGCGACTGGGCGGGACGGACGTGGCCGACGCGAGCGGCGCGGTGGTGCCAACGGCGGCGGCCCCCGCCCCGCGGCCCAACGTCATCCTCGACGAAAGCGGAAAGCCGCTGTTGGCGCCACCTCCCGCGCCCAACAAGATGATGGCTGGGACCGGTCTGCCCGGCGTGACGATCGGCCTGCCCACCAATGGGCTGGCGCCTTCGGTCCAGACCGCCGCCGCGCCGGCCCAGGCTCAACCGCAGGCGGCCAGTCCGCAACCGCAGCAGCCGCCGCCCGCGCCGTCTCGGGTCATCCAGCGGGAGCCGCTGATTCAATCTGGTATCTTCGCCGGGCTGACGCGGACCCAGGCCGCCACCATCGCGAATACGCCGGGCGTGAAACCGGCACAGATCATGGATCAGATCGCCACGGCGCGGCACCAGAACGACGTGATCCGCCAGAACGACGCGACGCAAGCGGCGATCGAGCAACAGCAGAACTATGAGCGGCGGAAGGCAGCCGACGAAACTCAATATACGCGGGGGCGGCAGGCGGAAATCGATCAACGTTCAAAAGACGAGGCGGCGCGGCACGCCGAGGAACTCGCGATAAAGCAAGCGGCGGAAAAACGGGCCGCCGCCAAAGACGAAGCGGACCAAAAAGCAAGGATCAAGGGTGATGCCATCGCGGCGCAACATGAGAACACGCTGCTTGAAGGCACCGAAACCGGCGAGACCAACACAGCGAAGTATGCTTCCGCTTACAGTAAATTCGCCGAGGGGCGATACAACGCGGACGGCAGCTTCGTTAAGCCGACCATGAGCGCCTATGCGAAGCCGACATTTATCCCACCCGGCGCCACGGAAGTGCCCGACTACGGAAAGCAGGAAACGCCAGGACCATTACCGCCGCCCGCTGTTATGACCGGGATGCAAGGCAACGTCAGCGGCATCAAGAACATCAATCAGGTGTTACGCGAACTCGACGCGCATCCCAACTCGGTTGGCATGAAGGCGCTTCAAGGGGAATGGGCGCTCCAATACACCGATCCAGAGGGCATCGCATTGCGCGCCGGTATCGCCGACATTCTCAGCCAGACATTCCACGACCGCAGCGGCGCCTCGGTGACGATATCGGAATCCCCCCGGCTGAAGCCGTTCGTGCCCGCCCCCACGGATACCGTGGCGGCCCTACGCACGAAACTAGAACGTCTTCGGGGGATCTATCGTGAGGTGCTGGAAGACAATTACTCGGTCTACGGCCCAGAGGGGACCGGGCGCAGCCTGCCGGTGATTGAACGAACGCTGAAGCAAACGCCGAAAGCCTCCGACAAGACGGATACGCCCACGCTCAAACCGCCGCCTAAAGGCTCCACGGTGATCATCCCATGACCGTCATTCAGGACGAAGCCGGGAACTATCTCTCGCGGTCGGAGACCGGCGACTGGGTGCCCGCGAAAATGAGCCTCAATCCCACCACCGGAACCATGCACGTCTATGACGGTGGCGACTGGCATCCATTACCAGGGGAGGCGCCGTCCGCCGCCGGGGCGTTCGGGCGCGGCGTGATCCGGGGCGGCACGTTTGGCTTCGGTGATGAGATAGAGGCCGGCGGCCGAGCAGCGCTCCAGGGCGTGTCGAGTCTGATCGGCGGCGGCGAAGGTCAACCGACCATGGGGCAGGCTTACGACAAAGGTCTGGCTATCGCCCGTGAGCGGAACGAGATGGACATGAAGGAGCAGCCCGTCGCGAATATCGGGGGGATGGTCGCCGGGGGCGTCGGGACAGCACTGGCGACCCGAGGCGCGGGACCGCGCATCGCCGCCGCGACGGGGGTCAACCCGGCGGCGGGCATGGTCGCCGCCAATCCGTTGGTCCGCCTCGGCCTCGGCGGCGCGGCGGCGGGTGGCGGGGCCGGCTTCGGTGAAGGTGAGGGCCTTCTCGACCGCCTGGGTGGAGCGAACACTGGCGCCATGTTGGGCGCCGCCGTGGGGCCGATGGGGGGCCTGCTCGTCGGTGGGGTCAATAAGCTTGGCGGGCGGCTCTTCCGGGCGTTCGGTGGTGGTGATCCCGAGGTGAAGGCGGATCGTCTCATCGCTCGCAATTTGGATCGAGACAAGGTTTCGATCGATGAAGCCGAGCGGCGCTCGACCGCCGCGGAGGCTCAACCCGTGGCGCCCGTGGACCTCGGCGGACGAAACACCGTCAACCTGGGAGCGACCGCCGCCAATACGCCGAGTGATGCGATGGAAGTCGCGGACAAGTTCGTGGAGGGACGGCGGCTCGGTCGGCCGGATCGGTTGATGACGGCGAGCGATACCGCGTTCGGCGGCGGGTCCGGCGCTGACATTCCAGAAACGCGCGCGGCGCTTCGGGCGCAGCGGGCACAGGCGACGGAGCATTACGACCGTGCCTTCGGCATTGAACTGAGCCCCGACGAGTATGCGCGCGTGGCGCCGCAGGTGAACGACCGTATCGGCCAGGACGCGATGCAGCGCGGTCTGCGGGTCGTCGAGTTGGAACACCTCGCGGACGGCACTCCGTTCAGGGTTCAGGACTACGGTGTGACACGCGGCGAGGGCGGGGCCTTCGTCCCGGTCGAGGGCCAGACGCCGAACATGCGGCTGCTTGATGCGGTCAAACGTGGTTACGATCAGATCGTGGAGGGATTCCGCGATCCTACTTCTGGCCGCTTGCAACTCGATCAATATGGCCGAGCGGTTGATGCCAATCGCCGCTCATATCGAGACGCGCTGA